GCAGCAAGAGACATAAGGCAGGAAACAGGGCTTAGTACTTTTACACAAGCAAGTACAAAATATATGGATAACATTCTTGAGTTGTTCTCTGACAACTTAGAAAGTGTTACAGGAACAGAACTAAGAGTGGCTACTCGTAAGGGAAAGATACAAGGTCCAGAACCTTTACTCGATATAATAGGAATAAAGATGTCTCCTAGAAGAACTTCTACAGAAGTTTTGTTTGGCTACGTAGACAAAGATGCTTTCTCTGTAAACTCTAGAACGCAATCTGCAGAGTATGATAGAATACTAAATGAGTTCATAGCACCCCTATATGAAACAGAAGCTCGTAGACTACTAAACTTAGAAAACTTTCATACCTTGTCACCTTCTGATTTAAGAGAAACAGTAGACAAAGGTTTTACTAAAGTAAAAAAGAACGCAATACGGCAAATAGAAGCTGGGGCTGCAGGTATGGAAGGACAGGTTGCTCAACTAAAAAGAAAAGCTCTTCAATTACCTGTGAACCATAAAAATAAAGCAATGAAACTGTTTAAACAAAAGTTCCCTTCCTTTGAAGGTAAAATATCCGATATGACACATTTATCACAGTTGCAGTACTTTATAAATTTGGCTAAGAATCAAAAAGCATTGCTGGACATGTCAACAGGGAACTAACTACCGATACACCCTATTCTTAATATCGTAGCGATCAATACCTATGTCGCGCAACTCTCTGTCTGTCATGTTGTGTAGTTTCCAGTAGTTAGCTCGTCGTTCTTGAACAGCTACTGCCCTGTCCCATAATTTTTTTAGCATAGTATAACTCCTTTAATGTATTGTAGTTATACACATTTTGTAGCATTTTTAAATTGCTATAATCACAACCCCGTTATGACTACTTGACACCCCAGATTTCAACACTTCGTTGCGCCCACAACTCAACTTCTAGTAAGTGCAATAAAGAGTTGTCTAACTCAATTGTATTATTAAGATTGTCTTTTAGTAAAGTTCGCAACGGATGAATAAGTTCGTGGAACTCTTTTTTAAATTTATTTTGTTTTTTATTAATGTGTGCATTGGCTTCGTGTTCTAGTCTCATAGGGCTATTGCTTCCTTGATGTTTTGTTTAAGTAGTTTAGTGCCTTTTTAATATCCCCTATTGTATCCCCCAAAACCCCAATGCCAAGATTGCATGGAGGGCATAACCAACCTCTAAATATTTCAGTATCGTGACAATGATCTAATACAAGTTTATCTGTCTCTACAAGGCAGCACTCACACTGTCCTTCTGGTGCTGGAGAAATAGCCCTAAGTCTTCGTATTACATTGTTTGCATGTCGGGAACAGTCTTTACACTTACTGTCCCTAGAATTACGATCTCCTGTAGCTCGACGATATAGCCTAAAGGAATTCATAGGCTTAAGAATGTCACACTTTTTGCAGAACTTAGATGGACCTTCAATCTTGTATGGTAAGGTTTTAAAAAGGTCCAGTTGCACTACGTAAGATCCACAATCTCACATACATCTCCACTACACGCTAGGGTTTGCATCCCTACAGTATTGTCTTCCTGTTCATAAGAAGATAACTTTTCCCAGTCAATCTTACTAGGGAAGTCTTTCAGTAACGCTTTGTATTCATCCTTGGTACACTCTTGATAGGGTGCTTGCTGATAGGTATGATCTGAGTGTGGCAGAAAAGACACACCACTCATCTCATCAAAATTCTTATATACAAAAGCACCTACCTCTAGCCATTCGTCATCCATAACTGAAATGGTTACAGAAGGCTTGTGTTCACACCAGTGCCGTTGATAGGTTAACCACATCTCTAGTTGATCTATGGCTGTCATGTCGTTACGAGTTACAGCATTTTTAGGTGACGCAATCGGAAACGTAAACACAGTGGTAGTATCTGGCTTCATTACGCATAACTCTGAAGGTATACCCTGGTCTTTCATAAACTGGGTAATAGGATCTTTGTTGTCACCTCTAACAGTCCTATGATAATACTGGCTGTGTCTAGCGTGGATGCCAGACGCACTGTCTACAAGTTGTGATACAGTTCCACTAGGCTTGACGCAAGTAATAGCAGTAGACTGCTGCACACCTAAACGCTCTGCCCATTCCTTGTTAGTATCAACAGCAACAAGACGAAGATGATCTAGCGTTTGTGCTAGTCCTTTGTTCTTAGCTGTGAGCAATGGGTTGTCCATTATACCTGTAAGGGACACGCCTAGTAGTCTTTCTTCTTCAGTATTGTTCTGCCAAACCTTACGTAGATAGGGGAACTTAGTAAAGGTAGATTGTAATGTACCAATTATAGTAGCTAGTCTAACTTTATTAGATAGGCTCTTTAAATCGTCTGTAACTCTTACAACTACTTCACTTAAATTGCAAAATTGGTATGGGCGTAATATAATCTCGCTGCAAGGATTTGTCCCAAACTCCCATTCAGTGTCCCGTCTATCATTCTTAGCTGCTTGTTTCTTACTAGCCTGTCTGTTGAAGATGCCGCGCTCTCCTGACTTAGACTCAACTAGTGCAGTCCATTCACGTAAGAATGTCTCCATGTCTGGCTTTTCTGTGTAACTAACTGAGTTGTTAGCCAATGCTCTGTGCGGGGCAGTTTCCCACCAGTTGCCTGACTTAGCATGTCTCATACGGTCATCTGATAAGTTTGACAACGAGATCATAGCACTACGCCTTACCCCACCGCTGACTACAATTTCTCCTACTTTGCACATCATATCGTGACATTCTAAGCTAGACAGCCTGCGGTTCTGTGCGCCTTTGAATGTAGCAATACAGAAGTTAAACAGATCTATTAAAGGTGCTGGGCCAGAAGCTCTGCCACCAAATGTTTTTAGTTTAGCTCCTGCAGGTCTAACAAGTGATGTATTCCACTTAGGTATCTCACCTGCCCATAGCAATGCCAGTACTTGTCTAAATGCTTTAGCCCAACCTTCTTTACTGTCCTTAACTATAATAATTGTATCACTATCAAACATTGTTGGTACTTCAGGTAGCTTAGATATGTATTGCCGTTCAACAGAAAAACCGACACCTGTACCACACAGTAGTATAAACATAGCTTCATCAAAACTCTTGGGGTCATCAACTGGAAGGTAACTGCAATTATACCCTGCTGTATTGTCTCGATCTAGTGCAGGTCCTGCTGTCATCATAGCTCTCATAGAGGGCATTACTTGCAGAGATATGATAGCGTCATACAACTCTTTTCTTGTGTCTGTATCTAGGCCATTTATTTTTCTTAACTCAATAATGTAACGTGATACAGTTTCGTGCCAACTTTCTCTGCGGCCCTCCGTGTCTAGCCATCTTGCGTAGCGTGATTTGTGAATGAAAGATTGATAGTCCGTTGGTAAATAGTTACCGTCCATAGTCTTTTCCCCTGACTTTAATTTTTTCTATTCTTACATCGTCAATATCATGCAATGCATTTGCTATTACTTCTTCAACATCTCTCTCGTGTTCATCTTCTACTAATGATAGGACATTGCCCTCTTCGTCTACCTTCATTGCAAAAGATATATGGAAAGATCTGTAGCTCATCTTTTTTCCGCCATTCGTTCCTCATAGGTACGTATTCTGTTTGTATACCAAGCAGATTTATCTAAATCTTCATCGCCATTCTTATACCCCTCACGCCAAGTATATTTAATAATGTTACCTTTGCAGTATCCCCTAAACTCCTCTGGAGTAAGTGCCGCTTCAATAGCCTCAATGCACTCAATGCCAGCGTGATTATAATGAGGAGGTTGATTAACCATATCGTCTGTCATGCGTTGCCTTTTGTTTTAGTTAGCGGGCCAAACTTTATTACGTTGCCCCCTGATGTTTCTATTTCTACTTCGGGTAATCCGTTTGTTTCTTCTTCTGCATCTTGTTCAAACATCTCTATCATCTCATCTCTACGCTCTTCTATTATTGACACAACATCAGGGAACTCGTGAGCAATACTTAAAAAGGCACTCAGGAATGTAGCACACCTAATAAGATCTGTTACTATATCTTTATCTAATTTATTTTCTGGGCCAAGAGCTAATCCTGTAGATATTAAACCAGTCCACTCTCCTTCAGTATTAAAATGTATTGGGCGAAGTATAAGAGCAACTTCATCGTCTGCTAATGTGTATCCCATTATGTATCCTTTCTTTTTGTTTTTAACTTTATCACAGTAGCAGAAGTACACCTACCTTTTTCTGTTAGCCATTCTATAGGGATAACTCTGTGCGACCACTTAAAGTTATTCTTCTCACACCATCCTGAGTAACGAGTCTTAGAACCTTTATACAGTTTAGCCTGGGCATTACTAAATACAAAACGTATATCTAGTTCAGGGTGTTGCTTTTGAATAGCTAAATGCTTACGCCTGTCATCATTATCAAACAATCCTTTAGCCTCACATATGATGCCGTTGTCTAACTGAAAGTCAGGTGTGTAGGTACGATACCGAAGATCCTCCCATTGGACCTTCAGTAGTTCGTAGCGTACTTCTTTTTGGTGATGTGTTAAGTAGTCAGCAAGTGTTTCTTCTAAGCCACTTCTGTAGCGTCGAGAATTGTGTCTACGTTTGCTATTATTCTTTTTTACCATCTGTTAGGAGAGCCTTTAATTCATCAATTTTAACTCTACCTATTGCGTTCACACATTGTAACATATGATTGACTACATTCGATGTAGTTGTATTAACTTTTAGAACTTCAATTAATTCTTTTTGTTCATCCGTCATATCATCTGTATTGTAGTCTGTACCTTCGATTGTCATCTTTACCATTATGCTGCCTCATCTTTATTATTTTTTAAGATCTCTGATGGATCATATTTTTTTACTAATTTCCAGTAAGAAAGAAGACTGTTGAACATCGACATATGCCTTACG